CCCACATCATCCAACCTTTATATCAAAGAAATCAAACACAAATCGGACCCGGAGATCAAAGTCAATATTTTTGCGCCAGAACCCACGCCTTTACACCTTTACGATTCCAGTGTAAGAATAGCCAAAACGATCAAACGATGTTCGTTGAGAACTTGGCAACAACATTACAAACATTCGGACGATCTCATTGTACAAGCTTCCGCCAAAGATGGTTCCGACGCCTGGCAACCGTTCCCCATAGGAATGTCTTGGCAATATGTATTGAATCATCAAAAAGGAGAGGCCATCCAATTGGGAGAACATTCACACCTACTGTTATGTGCGATAGCCATTACCGACTGGCAACGCCGCCCCAAGTCCCCTAACCGCGAGTTTTTTTTGCGAAATTTGACACAGAACGGGTTTCAAAACCACAGCTTGGAACATTCTATTTATTTTGATTCTTTGCCAAATCACAAATTTGTAGTATCTCCCGAAGGAAATGGTGTAGACTGTCATCGTCATTACGAAGCACTTGTTGCCGGTTGTATTCCTATCATGGAAAAAAATCCTTTAGTAGAAACAAAATACGCAAATTTACCCATATTGTGGACAACCGATTATTCGGAAATCACCCCCGAGTTTTTGACAAAAAAATACGAAGAAATGCTGGACCAGCCCTACGATTTTTCGGCACTGTTCATGGACTATTACGACATAAATACTCAAAATACCGTACGTGATTATGGTAATTATTGGATAAATAAACTTACCGGGGTTTGGTGGTACAAATAATACAAAATATATGTATATAATATTATGGTGTTTTCAAAAATCAATCCTTCTTTAGAATACGACGAATCGTCCAAAATAGAAAAGGTAGACCATAATTTTGAATCTCTCGTCTACCCCATCGAAATAACTTATTACGACGATTTCGGTAAACCAAGAGAACGTGAACTTTCCATTGTTTTCGGAAAAAAAAACACCAAACATCAGAAGAAGGAAAATGTTCTCTTTTTTCCTATTTATCTGGTAGTGGACGATACGGCCACATCCAAAATTGGATTGATTGAAATCGAATCAGAGCACGAAAACGATATATTAGATCAAAACGGAGACATTGACCCCGAAAAAATCCCCGAACCGCTGCTGTTTTCTTTTGCGAACGAAGATTTTTTTCGAGAACAACTATCAGACCGCGGGCTCTACACAAGAACCTCCGAAGAGACGGAAGAGACGGAAGAACCACAGAAGACGGATTTAGAAATGGAAAAGGAATCCAACCGCAAAGATCTTTTCAGCGTGCCTGCCGCCAAATTTCAATCGGTCTCGGTGGCGATTGCGCAAGATGCCATTTTTAACACCGATACTGAAACCAAGATGCCCCCCATGTTGACGGAAGAAACCCAGACCATGGCCGAAGAATTGCGCTCTAAATTTGTGGAATCGCCTAACAGTGCGTGGATTGCCCATTTCATGGAAAACAATGAATACAAAATACAGGACAACGAAGGTGGAGGCGACTGTTTGTTTGCCGTGGTTCGTGACGCATTTGAACAAATTGGAAAACGGACCATGGTAGAGAAATTGCGCACCTTGGTTGCCGACGCGGCCGACGACGAATTGTTTCAACAGTATCGCGATGTCTATCTTTCTATGGAAAATTCCATCATTGAGAACAACAAAGAAATAGAGGCCTCTGAAAAAATCATCAAACATCTAAAACATACCATCAATGAACAAATGATGGAACTTACCAAAGAAGAACACAAAGATCTGGTTCAACAGGCCAAACAAAACCGAGAAAAAATTAAACAACTCAAAGAAAACAACATTGATAATCAGCGGTTTTTACACGAAAACTTTGGGTTTATGAAAAACATTGACTCTTTGGATAAATTAAAAGAGTACATCAAAACCTCCAGCTATTGGGCGGATTATTGGACCATTTCTAAATTGGAAGAGTTGTTGAATTTTAAATTCATTATTTTTTCGGAAGAAGCATACGACGACGACGCTTTGGACGGCGTTCTCAATTGTGGCGACTTTTCCAAGACCATCGCAGAAAAGGGCAAATTTTCGCCTAATTACTACATTATGACGTCTTATACAGGGAATCACTACAAATCGGTCATTTATAAAAAGAAAAAGTTGTTCTTGTTCTCTGAAATACCCTATGATGTTAAAAAACTGATTCTCAACAAATGTATGGAGAAGAATTCCGGTATATTCTATCTCATTCAAGATTTCCGCAATTTGAAATCAAAAGTAGGGCTTGATCCCAGTGAAGGGGCACCAGAAGAAGAAGCCAATTTAGACGATGCCTACTTGGAGTCACTGTACGATCCTACCATTGTGTTTGTTTTAGACATAAAGGCCTCCAATGTTGCGTATCCCGGTAAAGCGAACTCTTACGGTGAAACAATACCACTTGCTTCCAAAAAAGACTTTTTACCTCTTTCCAAAGTGGATTTTTGGCGTAGAAAATTACACGATTATTGGACAGATGCCCCGTTTTCTCTGGACGATTTACGGTGGGCATCGGTAGAACACTATTATCAAGCCGCCAAATTCAAGAAACAGAATCCGGATTATTATCGTCTTTTTTCTTTAGATGCTTCGGAAAGTAAATTCAACGATAACGTGGTAAAAGCCCGTTTGGCCGGAGGAAAAGACGAGAACAAATTTCGCCCTAAAAATGTGAACATGGATCCGGATTTTTACGGTGAACGCAACCGAGAAGAACGTAAACGCGCCCTTGAAGCGAAATTTCAACAAAACGCGGATCTCAAAGAAACCCTGAAAATGACACGTATGGCCAAACTCATGAATTTTGTCCGACATTCTGCCGCAGAAATTGATGCCGATCTCATGTATTTAAGAAAAACGTTTTTGAACTAGAAAACGTACGCGAAAGCACGCAGGAATTTTATCATGAATACATATAGGAGGAAACAATATCATGAAATTAAATAAGCAGTCACAACAATTGTACGATCATATTCATACTTTACCTATGGATATATCCGCATTTTCGCCTCGGCAATTTCATTTCGGTTCAGAAGCTAAAACGATGGTTCTCGATATATACAAAAAAATGTCTGACGCATTCTATTCTTACCAGAAATCTATATTCAAATCCGTACCTTATCCGGATTTTACTCAATCCGATTTGATAGATGCTCTTCCTGAAACCGTGCGTTCTCATTTACTACACGCTGATAAAACTTTGAGGGCTTTCTCGTTTGTTCTTGGAGAACGTACTATTCATATTAATATGATGTTTACCAACGACTTTTCGAGAACTCATAGTCAAGGCATGGAGGAATACATTGAAAAATCGTTGAAACTCATCTATCTTTGGTTCTCGGTAGCTACACAATACAGCGCGGGTTCGTGTGGAAACGAAATCCATATATATTTTTACTTTACCAACCTTTACAAAAGAAAACCTAACAAAAAAGGAGAACACATCTCTCCCATACACGCAAATACCGCCTACACGCGTTCTTGTTCTCCCAAGAGTACCATTCAGATTTTTCGCGAAGAAGAATGGTTCAAGGTTCTCGTACATGAATCGTTTCACAATCTCGGTCTGGATTTTTCTACAATGAATATCGAAAAATGCCAAAAAAAATTGAGGGACTGGTTCTCGATTCCTACCGAGGGACTTCTCTTTGAGACTTATTGTGAAACATGGGCAACCATCATCAATGTATTATTTGTTTCCTTTTATTTTGAACATTCGAGAACCGGCGACGACATTTTTTCACGTATTTTGAAGAAATTCCGTGAAAATATGGTTCTCGAATCCAAATTTGCCATGTTTCAGAGTGCCAAAGTTCTCCAACATATGAATTTAACTTATACTGACTTGGTAGAAAAAACACCCACGTCCACCACTTATCGCCGCCAATACAAGGAAGATACCAACATACTGTGCTATTATGTGATAAAATCGCTAATGATTTTCCATTTAAACGACTTTTTAGAATGGTGTTTTGTCGAGAACCGGGGTTCTCTCGATTTCAAAAAAACCGAGGAAAATTTGGAGAACTTTTGTTCTCTCGTGGAACGACTTTACAAGGACCCCAAATATATTGAGACCCATGAACAGATCTCTCGTTATATCCAAGAACACGCAGATTATTCTGATCATTTTGTATACAGTACATTACGCATGACGTTGTTTGGTTAAATAATGTATTACAAAAAAATTGAATTCAAACTATCAAACCTTGTATTCAATTCAAAACTGTTCTTATAAATGGGAATTAAAAACTTGAACCGTTATTTCATGGACAATTGTACACCTAGCTCCATCGAAAAAAAACACCTGGGAATTTTCCAAGGGAAAACCTTGGTCATTGATACCAGTATCTATCTGTACAAATTCGCCGGAGACGGACAACTCATTGAACAAATGTATTTGATGATTTCCATCTTTCTACACTACAAAATCACTCCCATATTTGTGTTTGACGGCAAACCTCCCAAGGAGAAGGAAGACACCATCAAACAACGTAAAATGGACAAACAACAGGCGGAAGATAAATTCAATCAACTACAAAAAACCCTGGCCTCGGAATACTTGTCCGTCGACATCAAAGAAGAAATCAAAGAAGAAATGGATAAACTGAAGAAACAGTTTGTGCGAATTCGTACCACCGATATCCAGGCCGTCAAAACCCTGATGGATCTATACGGTGTAACGTATGTTGAAGCCGAAGGTGAAGCCGACAAACTGTGTGCGAAAATGGTGCTTTCGAAAAAAGCCTGGGCGTGTGTCAGTGACGACATGGATATGTTCGTGTATGGATGTACACGGGTAATGCGACACATGAGTTTACTGAATCACACGGTAGTATATTACAATTTAAACAGTATTTTGAACGAACTTCAATTGCCGTTACAGGATTTGAGAGAAATCATGATTCTTTCTGGCACAGATTACAACCTGTATCAGAAAATTTCACTTCATAAAGCGTTAAAGTATTATAAAGAATACCGCGAATCCGCGAAAAACGGCGAATCGTCCCCGGACTTTTACCATTGGTTGGGCGAAAAACACGTGAAAAACGCAGAAACGCTTTTACATATTTATGGGATGTTTTCGGTGGAAACTACCACGGACACGGATATGCCGTGGATATCCGTAATTTCCCAAAAAAAACGCGCCAATTTGAATCAGTTGAAAGAATGGCTCTATCAGTACGGATTCGTCTTTCTCTAGTATGTATACTGTGTCAAATCACAGTATGAACCCATTTTCCCGTACGGTGGTTCAATACCATGATGGTATTCATCGGAAAAGGGCGATATTCTTCTGTAATGGGCTCGGATACCACCAAAAACCCGTCATTCGTAGTAGAATAATACAGTGAAGGCGGATATTGTGCATGTTTATATTTTTTTGTATCGTAAAATAAATAGCGGGTGATAACCACATGCTTGTCGTTGGCAAATATAAAATTCGCACTGAGTTCAATGTTTTTAGATTCAAAAATGTGAAACAGGTCTTTACATGCTGCTACAATTTCTTCCACATTTGGCCGTTTTTTGTATTTCTGCTTAAAGATGCTCAACAACATGAAGAAAATAATTTCCGTGTCGGTTTCGCCTCCGATTTTGTCTATATATTCGGGATCAATGTACTGTAAAAGCATTTCGCGATGTTTGGAGAATTGGTTCACATAGCCGTTGTGTATCAACAGTTGATTTTCGTAGATAAACGGATGGGTATTGTTCTCGTGTCGTTCCCCTACAATGTCTTTATGAATTTTACGCAAATGACCCACCACCATGGTTTTGGGTATACGGTCAAGTATCCGGGATTCAAATCCCACATCTTCAGTGTAGGGAAACGGTTTTTTGTAGACTTGCCACTGGTGATCTCCTTTTATCCAAGCTAGACCGAATCCATCCTGGTGGTTCAAATGATCACGGGGATTATCCATACCCGGGGTATTTTTCTGTTTTTGAGAACCCTGTTTTAAAAAATCAACAATCCGTTTTTTGGTATTTTTATTGTGATACGAAAAAAAAAGGCGACACATTACAATGTAAATAATATATATTATTGAAGATATATTATCAACGACTTTCGATATGTATGAAAATTACATCATATTGAAATTATAATCGTAGTCATATAAAAATTACACCATGAATAGTGTATAGATAGGATGACCGACAACCCACCCTCCACCTGGAAAACATTTTTGGAACATTACCGGAATACGCGCGACTGGCAAGTTGAGAACTGGATTCATCAAAAATCACAAAAATTCAATGATTATCTGAAAACTCACGGTTTATCTGCGGCCGTCGTCTCGGTCAGTGGAGGTATCGATTCCGCCGTAGTTTACTCTCTACTAAAATACACCCAAAACATGCCAAATTCAAACTTGAAGAAGGTTGTGGCGGTGAGCCAACCCATCCATAGTTCAAACTGGGCGTTCGATCGCGCAAAAGAACTTTGCGATGTTTATTCAGACAATATGGTCATTGTAGATCAGAGCAGTTTCCATACTCAATTAGTTGCCAATATAGAAGGATATTTTTCAAACAACGACGCGTCTTTTGAAAATGGCCATACTCATACCCATACTCATACCCATACGTTTGCGGCGGGTCAGTTGAAGAGTTACATGCGAACCCCCGTGAATTATTATATCGCACAACGGTTGACCCAAGACGGATTTCCGGCGATTGTAGCCGGCACGGGTAATCGCGACGAAGACGAGTATTTGGGGTATTTTTGTAAATATGGTGACGGTGCGGTGGATGTATTGTTCATCGAAGACTTACATAAACATCAAGTATACGATGTGGCTAAATATCTGAATGTTCCGGCGAGTATCCTTCATGCCGCACCCAGTGCGGACCTGTGGCCTGGACAAGAAGATGAATTAGAAATGGGGGTTTCTTACGACTTTGTGGAATTTTATGTAGGATATTTTTTACAACTATCCGAGAGTGAACAAACGGGAGTCAAAACCCAACTTTCCGAAGAATCTTACCAGGAATTTCTGGTTTTTTCCCAAAAATGTGACGAACTGAATCGCCGTAACCAACATAAATTTGCGGGACCCGTGAAACTCTAATACTATTCGATGAATACCTGTTTTTTATCAATCACGGTTTCTTTGGCAATGGCTTTGATGACCTTGTTGTAATATTCTTCGCGTTTACCCCCGGCCATGGAATTCATCGAAATGGCCATGTATTTCATCCCGGTTTCACTGTCCAAGTTCGCGTATTCGGGGTTCTCCTCTTTCCATTGGCAAAACTGAATGAGACTTTTGCGCGAAATTTCTTGAATGGCATCACAGAGTTTCTGGGTATCTTCTTCTTTACCCCACTGATCCTCTTCTTTTATGTAGAGGGTTTCGCGTTTGGTATCCGTACAGTGGATCGGCCGTTCATAAATACTAAGATTTCTCAAATTATCGATTAGAATTTTAGAAATACCCCCTACAAACCCCTTTTCGGCATTGTTCTCCAAATCTTTGCTAGTCACGTGAACATTGCCGATAAAATCGCTCAAATTGAGGGCATCTTTACATTTGTCGTTCAAAAACAGATTGATATTGAATTTATTGGCATTTAAATTACCGTTGACCGTGTTATTTATTTGTTCATTCACGGTATGATGGATATTGTTGTTGGTAATATTAGACAATCCTGTACTAGACAATTCAATCATTTTCGTGACCAATTCTTTGGTATCATTCTTGTATTCGTTGAACTGTTTGACGTGTTCTTTGGACTGTTCTACCACGAAATTACGGAGTTCTTGGTTCTCGATGAACAATTTATTAATGATGGTTACCAAGACGTCCTTTTTTTCACCATCCACACATGCCCCGTCGATCAATTCTGCGATGGATGTTTCTTTTTTTGTAGCAGTGACCGCGGCCGACGTACATTTTTTGCGATGTGCCCAAAATGCGCAATATTGATTGATATAGACCTTGTTACACACGGTACATGTATATTTTTTTTGGGTCGGGTCGTACGTGGTGTCCGTGGCGTTCTTGTGTTTTTTAGAATTCAAATGTTTTTTCAAATCTTTGGGGTATTTTGTGTGATAATTGCAGGTAGTACAACTGTACATTCCATCGAGCGGTTGACGGGAAATTCCGGCGTCGTGTTTAACTTCTGAAATAGCAGTCATGGCAAAATTATCATCCACTTTGGGGGTCTCGATGGATGAAGAAAAAATCGAATTTTGGACGGATTCATTGTTTACTAATTCTTTCCGCTTGTGTTTTGCTGTGGCGCAATGGGCTACAAAATCGGATTTTCTAACCCACCATGAACTACAATGTATACAGTTGAAAACCATGGAGAAAAAAGTTTACTAAATATAAATTATCCTCAGACAAGTTTTAAAAATGTCCAACGAGCCCCGGCCCCCTTCCGTTTTTTATAAAATTTTATCGTAACAAAAATAGAATAATAATTTTGCCATTTACAGCATGATGCTCACAAGAGGAAGAAAAAAAGCGATTTTAAAAAGTATTCTGAGATTTTTCAAAATGGACATTTTAAAAATGTCCAAAATGGATTTTCTGAGATTACTTTTGTTTTTCATTTTTTTCATCATTTTGTTAGCATAATGAAAATCTTGTAATATGGTAGTCGGGAATGTTTCGAACGCAAGCAGTCGTGGCAAAATTATGATTTTAGATATTATTTACCGTAACGGTCGCTTGGTAAAATGGGGTTTTAAGACCACAATGACGGGTTTTACATCATAATACGCAAACATGGCAAAATTATGATTCTAAAGATTTTATGCCCCCTACATAGCCCGACAATTTCACGTTTATGTCCGCTATGTTTATCTTTGGTATGAAAATACGCAGTCGTGGCAAAATTATCATTCAGGGTATGTTATGGTCCACGACTTGGCCCGATTATTTCAAGTTTCCGTCACCGCACTGTAATTTTGTCATGAACAACCGCAGTCATGGCAAAATTATCATTCAACTAATGAATTAATTCCTCAAAAAAGGGGGCATAAATGTATTGACATAAATATATAATGTTGTTCAATTGTTTAGTAGTAGCGTCAATATTTGGGTTGACCCCCATTCTAGAAAAACACATATTGTCTTTTATAAAAACGGAGACGTTTATTGTTTTGAGCGGATTCTTGGTTTTTCTGATTTCGATCTTTTTCTATATATTTGTGTACAAACACAACATTTATGACGAGATGATTATTTTGAAGGAGAACCAAAACGTATTTTTACTGATGATATTGACCGTGTTTTTGATATATTTTTTGGCAAATTATGTATATTTGAATACTATATCAGAGAACAAAACGCATTTAGTGACTGCGTTAGTAGCTACGTATCCCATCATTACCCTAACGATTGCGTATTTATTTTTGAACGAAGAAGTCACTTTTTATCATACCCTCGGGGTATTTTTCATCGTGGGTGGCGTTATTTTATTGAATATTTAATCTGGTAAGTGGTTATAATGGAAGAAGGGCCGTCTATTTCCAAAAAGGTCCGATTTACACGCAATGTGCGTAAAAGGTTGCCACGAAAAAGTCGTAAATATCAACCGTCGGGCAATCGATATATCGAATGTTTGAAAAAATGGTATCCCTTTTGTAAAAAGGACGACGTGGATTGTTCTCAAGAATACCCGGCGCATAAAATAACGTACGGCGAAATGACATACGAAGGAATAGAACAGCTGTATCATTATGTAACTTCACTTTCAGAGAACACCCCATACCACGGATTTTTGGATATTGGGTCTGGTCGAGGAAAATTGTGTCTGTACATGGCCGCAAAACCCGCAATGGAACAATCTGTGGGGATCGAATTGGTCAAACTGAGGTACGACGATTCTTTGGTTTTACAGGCGAGATTGGAACGTATATCGCCCAAGATCGCGAGAAAGATTCAGTTCATTCATTCAGATATTTTTGACGTGGATTTGAAGGACATTTTTCCGAAAATCGACCAACCGATTTTTGTTTGGATGAGCAATCTCTGTTTTGAAAAAGAAATTACACGGGAAATATTGAACAAAATTGTGAATGAATTGCCTTCAAAAACTGTGATTTGTTTTTCGAAAGAACCCGACGATATACCCGAGCAATTGGAAAAAATAACGACGTTGCCTGTACCGATGTCGTGGAATGACACGAGTAACGTGAATATTTATCGCATAAAACCCTGAACTTTCGCACAATTCACACCTCTTCATAATCGTCTTGGTCTAAATCGTGGTCTTCCAAGGAGTACATGTATTTATTGTATTTTTCCACATAAAAATTCTTGACCTTTGTATATTCGTGGGGTATCCGAACGGTAGTGGCCAAAAAATAGACAACCAAGATCGAAATTCTTGTCCAAAACGACAAAGGGAATGCGGGGAATATACAGACGATACATTCCAAACCGAAAAACGTTGCCGCCACCAAATTCATTTGTATTTATTGATTAGTAAATACAAATTTTTATATAATTATGAATAATTAATTCACGATACTGGCAATGTAAGAGCCCTTGTAATCCTCAATGCCGGTATGGTTCAAGTTGACCGAAACATCGATGAAAATATCACCGCCCATCTTCTGCCAACGGTGACAGAAGAGCCAGTCCTCCGAGTAATAGTGGTTGTCCTCTACGCCACAATCAAAGAGCGCATAAGCGTACTTGTTTTCTTCGTCGCGCAAAAAGTGGACGTCGTCTACATATTTGGTCGACGGAAAGGCCTTCATCATGTTCTCCAACACGGAACGTTGAATCATCATGAACCCCGTGGCCGTGTGTTTCACCTTGGCCAGATTGTCGTCGATCGTCAAATAGTTGTCCAAATAGTTGATGTTGTAGTTCAGCAACTTGTTCTGAATAATCGTCTCGTCGTCGATAATGTCCTTGAGTTGCGACTCGTTCTTACTCTTGATCCACGAAGGCACAATGTCCGACTTGTAGGGGTTCAGAGGATCCTTGATCAACTTGTCCCAATTGTAATGCTTCAACGGATAGACCCCCCCAACCACATGCTTGTTTGCCACCATCAACTTCAAGATTGATGTAGGCTCCCAAGAGATATCACTATCGATGAAAAGAACATGGGTCATCTTCTGGTCGAACATGGCACGCGCAATCAAATTGTTACGCGCACGAGAGACCAAACTGTCGTTTTTACAAAACTCCACTTGAACATCAATGTTGAGCGACCGGAAAGTATTGAGAGTATTCATCAAACACGAAACGTAATTGACGTAACACATGCTACCGTAACAAGGAGTAAGAATGTACAACCGCGGCTTGTACTTTTGAATATAATCGCGAACCCTTTGATCAAACGATTGGGCGTCCGACTTCATGGAAAGCTTAGAAGCATTGCTTCCCGTTTCCATTTTAGACGTATTCGTATTCTGGAACTGCAAAGGAGAACTATCCACCACCTCGTACTTGATGTTGTCCATGACTACGTATACATCATGAATAGGACGAATGTTTTATATTGTTGTAATGAAATATTAATTATGATTTCGATGCGTTATCTTTAAAAAAATATAATAAAAGATAATAATAAAATGACAAAAAAATGTATTTTTCTTTGTCTTTTTAATAATGAATGTATGATTGAAATGTTGTACATGTTGTTAGAAAGTATTTATCTTTACGGAAAATTAAAAGCAGATACCGAGATTTTGATATACACTTCCACTATTTTCATGAATACTATCAAAAAAAGTAAATTATATAATGAACAGATTAAATTTGAAATAAATGACATGTATAATGATATAGATCAAGCATGTAAATCTAGATTGAATTTTTTTTCGTTAGAATCATCAAAGATATATTCAACTGTGCTATATTTAGATATTGATATAATTGTAAAGGACGACCTTAATAAGATTTTTTGCTTAGCTGAGCACGACATTTTGTATGTACTTGAAGAAGGTACAATTAAACACGAATGGTGGGGATCCGTATTGTTCGATCATCGACCAATTGAATATACAGATACAAGCGCATTTACTACAGGTATAATGTTATTTAATAATTGTCTAAATATTCGATTATTTTTCGAGGAAGTATTGTTAGATATAAGGCAAAGGATATATGATTTTTCAACATTTGATCAACCGTATATTGTCTATAATGCATTCAAAAATAAAATATATAATAATAAAATTTTGAAGGATTATGCCATAAATTTTATGAGTAACGTTATTACGTATAAAAACAAAACTATTTATCATTTTCCGGGTGGTCCTGGAAGTCATGATCATAAATTGATAAAAATGAGAAATTTTTTGGATACAGTAAAAACGGATAACTTTTTGGAAAGTATACAGAAAAAAAATGTGGATATTTATGAAGATGTTTGGACAGTTTCTGAAAAAATGCGCATGGACATATTTGAGTTTTTCAAAGACAAACCGCAGTATAAGATTACGGAAATAGGATCATATAAAGGTTACACTACGCGGTTTTTATCTACAGTTTTTTCAGAAGTGTACGCGATAGATAATCATTTGGAATGGTTACAGATGAGCATTGATTTTAACAAAGACAAGAAAAATATAAAGCACATTGTACTAGATGTATATCGAGATGATTGGGGTATATTACCATTGGACGCAGATGTGGTCTTTATCGACGCAGGTCGTGGTTACGAAGAATGTAAAAGTGATATTTTAAATTCGTTGAAAACATTCAAGAATATAAAATATGCCATTTTTGATGACTATGGGATATGTGAAGGTGTAAAAAGAATTGTGGACGAGTTAATCGAAAAAAAAATACTAATTATGGAAACATTCATAGGACTGACAGATGTACCTGGTAGTACTCATATTGTTAAAGATATCAATGAAGGGGTTATTTGTAGAGTTAATAAAAACATCAAAGAGATAGAGAATCGTACATATGTATGGGAGAATACAACTATTACATTTCTAGAAAATTTCATAATGGATGCATTTGGAATAGGATATTATCATTATATTGATGATCATTCTGTTGAAAGTTTTTTTGGTAGAAGAAAACATATGATAGTATTTAACGACAATTATTCTGAATTTACTTCTGTCAGAGAGGATGATAAAGAAGTGATTAAAGGTATAATATTTCAACCCAATCATACCATGAACAAAGATAACCATAACCACAGACCGGTATTTACTAAGTCAGAAACAGGTAGCGGAGAACCAGGAAAAAAAACAAATCCTGTGCGAATTGTAATCATATAATGAGGATATAGGAATTCGAAAGCGTGTGAGGATGTGCTTTATCAACAGTGTAATCCGTTGTAGTTTCAACGAGTGTTCATTATGCTGTATGGATAGAGACATCAACGCTTCCAAAAACACTTTGTTACTGTTAAAATATCAATGCGTAGGTAAGAAACAACCAGATTATTTCGTACCAACCAAAAGTAAAATCAACTGCGATACTCCAGAAATGGAAGATAAGTATGTTGATATGTGAGATTCGCAATTACTTTTTGTATTTTTTAGCGTCTATAATGGGTTAGAGACCCCTACGGGGGTCTCAACCTTGAACGGCTACGCCGTTCTTAGGCGTTTTAGAGCAACGCGTTGCTCTAAATGCCGACTTTTTATAAAATATAATAATATATTATGTCTAATATTATAAATATTAATAATATATTCGCTATAGGTTTTAGATGTAATACAGATGAGTTTTTAAGATTGTTTTTAAAAATAAGACATTATTCATCACCATTCTCTTATATGGTTATAGATATAAAAACTGCGTTAAATTTTATTGATAATAAATTTTTAAACTATACAAATAAATATTTTATTTTACCTGGAAAAAATACCTATAAATTTAATAAACATGATTGGTGTTGTAATAATATACATAAGTATTCTATAATAACAAACGATTATGTAGATATTTTAGATATGGATAAAGTTTGTATATGGAATCATCATGATTTATATGATGAAAATATAATAAATAGTTTAAATAGACGTTCATTACATTTATTGGAATGTCTAAATAAAAAATCTGATACAACATTATTATTTTATATTGAAAAAATACAAAAATATGAAGAAACAGATTGTTATTTTGATAAAAGTATTTTAGATAATTATAATTGTAAATTTTTGATATTGATACCATTATTAAATTTTAATCAAGACCCCATTTTATTTTATGATGATTCGCGAATAAGAATAATTTATTTCAATTCTAATCTGGAATTATGGGCTACTGATATAAATTCTCATATAGAAGAATGGAATAAATTACAAATACTGATAAATAAATTATATAATTTTAATATAGAAAATAGAAATGACGACTAAACAATTTACACCAGATTTGAAATTGAAAGCAGTTAATTATTACCATAAAATTAATAATTATGCGCTCGTATTTTTTTGTCTTTGTAAGTCGGCAATTAAAATCCGCGTTGCTCTAAATCGTCAAAGGTGTAATGAATACTTATAAATAATGTTTTATTTTTGATAAAAGACCTTTTGTTGTCTGGTAAGTAATATTTATCGTGTTTGTCTATAAAATCATTATATAATTTAAAAGAGTCTGAACTGAAAATGCCATTTTCTGCTTGGATTTCGCATTCACAACAATCTAAAACTTTGGGAAAAATATTACTATGATAATCAAGTTCTCGAACGAACGTTGTAAAACCATAATATACATGATCGGGCCAATTACATTGATGAGTATCTTCGCCACATAATAAGATGATATCTTTTCGATTATACATCTTTTTAACAAATTCCCAATATGGAAATCCTCTATGTAAATTACCATAAATTATTAGATCATATTTCTTATTTTTGATATCTTCTTCCAATGATTCATCATAGATTTCACATCGTTTATCTACATCAAGTGTTCTACTATAACTGAATCCTTTACCATAGATTTCATTTACAACTTGAGTGGAATAATTTTTGTATATATGTCTAACTTTGGGAAAATCGTGGCATTCATGTCCAAACAAATCTTTGAATCCAGTGAGTGTATTGCATCTTAGATAATCCGTATCCACTTTTTCTGATAAGAATAATATTTTTTTAACATGACTATGTTGAGTAATATCTAATATGTATTTGGCAATTTTATCGTTGGTCAAATATTTATGTGTATATTCGATCAATGGCCGAATATAATTGTCCATTAAATTCATGTCTTTGGCCATTTTCATCGGATCGTCGCATCTGGATAAAATGTCCCAATACAGTCGATTTGTTTCCAAAATAATTTTTTTGGGAAAAAAGGGGAGAATATTCACCGGACAATTTTCCAAATCTTTGAACAACGGAATACATCCACACGCCAATATTTCGTAATGTCGTAGACAGTCCCACCCTCCTTTTTTATATGTTAATCCAAAATAGCTAATTTTGTAGTCGTCATAATAATCCGTTTCATTGTCAAAAACATATGTAGTCGCGTCACCTGGGATTATATTTGCCAAAAGTTTGGTTTTGTGTAAAGTATTAGGATCACATATTTTGGAGGAATGAATGGAAAAATTAATGGGGTAAATAGACATTTATCCGAATATGAATGTCTATACCGAAAGTTTTTATATCTTATACTAAATAATTATAAACAGTGTTCCCAGATATAGCGTCGGTCGAAGAGTTTGCGTTCTTCGTCCGTTTTTTTGACAATAATCACACAGTTTTGGCCAAACGTGATCGAACTGATGTTTTTACGGGTTTCTTCTGAAATCCGGTCTTTGAAAATAACATTTTGTATGGCTCGGTTCTGATCATTCAAGAATTCTCGGTTCACTTCATCCGACATACTTTTGAATTGTTCGATCAAAGAATCGGGATGGTGGTATCCGTATTTAGTGTCATACCCGTACAATCCCACTTTGGTCCAATACGAGGTTTCAATGTCCTCGATGATGTAGGTGCCTCCGCCCATGAGTTTTTCAAAAAAAATGTTGAACGTAAGTATTTGGTGTTCCGGAATATGAGAACCGTCATCAATGACAAAAAAGAGGGGACGGGTTATTTTAGACGCAATATCTTTCATAACATCCGGTTTACTCTGATCGGCTTTGAAGACTTCGTACCGGCCACCAATATCTTCAAAATTAATATCGATACCGTAAAAAAACACGTTGGGGAAATAGTTCAACCATGCTCGAAACGAACATTTATTTTCGATACCAATTTCCAACATCGCCCCCGCACCTCCCGCGCCATCAATGTTCATGTTGCGATAATGGTTCAAGAAACGAGGATAAAAATGGTAATATCCGTGATGGGTTACCTTGTCAGCACGTTGTTCCGCGAAAATACGGTAAAAGTCTGCGGACGTTTCGTTCAACGGATGTTGTAAAGACATTTACGTTATAATAAATACAAACCATAGTAGGTTTATATTTATTTTTGCGTTTAATTATTTTCTACGTATTTTTGTAAATTATAAATTGTAAATTGTAATGTTTAAGCCGTGGCGCTGACCGCGGGAGGCGTCTTGATGAAGTGGTGCTTCATGTAACGCTGGAGGTTGAAGTACGTAAGCTCGTCCTCCTTCTTGAGGTTGAGGAGCTTCGTGAGGTTGGCATCCGGGTTGATCTTGCGGCCGTTGGTGGCGTCCTGAAGACCCTTCTCGCGGATGTAGGCGTTGATCTCCTTGCTCACCGCCGTACGCGCCATCTCAACACCCGAGGCCTTGCCAAGGAACTTGGCAAGCTCGTCGCTGATCTTGGTGGGCTTCACAAACCCCGAAGGCTGACGGTTGCCTGAAGACTTGCTGCGCTTAGAAGAGGACTTCTGCGCGTTCTTAAGCTCGCGGGAAACCGCCTTCTCCAAGTTCTTGAAATCGCCCTTGATCGACGCAAAGAGGGAGGCCATCTGCTGGAGCTTGGCACTGAACTCGTTGATGCGGGTGGATACCGACGAATCCGCGGCATCCACGGGGGCAGCCGCATCGGCCGCGACGACCGGAGCTACGGCAACCGCGGCATCCGCCGCCTTCTTGGTAGCACGAGACTTCTTCTCGGTAGAAACAACAACATTCTCAACGGGGACGGGGGTAGCGGATTGCTTATCAGCCTTGGACACTCTTACCATTTCTGATTATACATATTAATAGTGTATTTTTTTAAGTAGTTTAACGCATTTATATTTATAATACAACAAATGTGTTAGCAAGTTCAGGCATCAAATAAAAAATATCCTAAATAAAAAATATCCTAAATAAAAAATAAATTTGTAAAAAACGCAAAAAAATCAATCAATTTCGTCGTCGTTTTCTACATTAGTATTGAGAGGGGGAGGGATAAATTCAACCACGTTTATTTCCGGAATACGTTCCGTTTCACTGTAAGTAACGTCTCCGTAGGTGAGTGCTTCAAATAACCAGGGCATTGCGTGTCTTGCGCCACTCGACACCATGGTTAATGCGGAAAGAATATGAATCACTCCTAATTTTCGGTCTTCGGTTTCTCCTCCAGAGAACACAATGTTCTCCATGATAGTCAAACAATTGGTTTTCAAATAATAAATGTTGGGGTTCCTGTTCAAAAAAATATTAGATCTGGGAACACCGTAAGCAAAAGGAGTGAAAAATGGGCAAATCCGAGTCCGGATAGCGTTGGTCATATTCGACTGCCATGTCCAAATATCGTATAATGTCTGTATAAAACGGATATAACCAATTGTCGTAAGATTCATGAACCAACTCTGATTTGTATAGTTGCCTAATAGATCAATCTCAATGAATAAATCGCGTGCACGACGTTCAACACTGTTATTGCGCATCTCGTCAAGGTTTGCGAGAACTTGCGCGCGACGATTGAAATGTGATTGATTTACAATAGCGTGGTTTGTTTCGTCGCTATTTTCATCGCGATTCACACCCCCCGCGCGTCTACGAGTAAAGTGTAGATGTCCTGGTACTTCGTAGCGATTGTTTGTACTAGTATTCGAAACAACCACATTTTCTTGATGGTTGTCGGTTATTAAAGAACGGTTCTCCGCCAGATATTTTTGAACGCGGACAGTCCATTTATATAGCGAAATAATCATACGGATCTGCTTACACGTAAACCGTTCACGATTGTAAGGATTGATTATATCTCCCGTTTTTTTGAACATCATAATTAGCGATTTCAAATTAAATCCATAAACGAACCCAGCTTCGTCTTTGTAACTATAAAAATCGTAAAATTCGATCTCATTGATCGGGTCCAGTGTATTAAAATCAGTATCGTTTACACATAATTTTCTTTGTGAATTTAGAAGCGCGGGCCCGCGAATGTTCCATAAATATCTCACTAAAACTTTACGAAAAAACGTTTGTAGAATTATAACCGAACGTTGAGTATTAAAATGGTCATGTAGTCGTTTAATGAGAACCGGTTTCGTACCGGAAACATACAATTTATGGTGTTTTGCCAAGGTTTTTAATACCGGGATGGTAAACTTTTGAAGATCAACGTTTTTATTAAAGTATTCAAGGTAAGTCAATATTCCCGTTTCGGGGTTTTTATTTGTCATTTTATTTTTTTTTTCGGGGGCTTCGCTTTTTTTTATGGGTTTTGAGAACGTATTCATCGCAGGATTATAATTATTTTTTTAATATATGTTTATATATTTTAGTGATAATATTTCATTATAACTTTGTGTGATCGTGTCTTGTGTTGTACGTCTGTTTTGTAATACAAAAAATTACATCGCAAATTTGCGTATTTTTGATGTAGCTAGATTTATAAAATTGATTTAAAGAAATGAGACCATGTTATAGTATCACAACAAGGTTATCGATATAGAAATGTCCGCGCAATCAAACGTTCCCAAGCCCGTTATCAGTTTTTCCGACTGGAAGACGAATGCGATCAAGTATATGCCTCCCAAGGTAAATGACAAGGGTGGCAAGGCGATCAATGTCATTAGTACTCAAAGTTCGCGGTCTCTTCACATTACTACGCCTCCGCTTACCACGTTTGGTATTTCCGACTGGGTAGATGAGAAGGGTGAGTCTGATGGTAAGTACAGTATTTCGTTGGTATTCCCAAACAACGATTACTCGAACAAGGCATCGGACGAGTTTCTTCAGAAGCTGAAGGATTTTGAGAATCAGGTTTTGGATGACGCGGTGCGTAATTCGGAGTCTTGGTGGGGCGAAGAGATGTCGCGTGAGGTCGTCAAGCATACTTTCTTCCCATTCCTGAAGTACAGTAAGAACAAGGATACGAAGAAGATTGATATGACCAAGCCTCCGACGATTCGTGCTAAGGTCCCTTGTTACAATGGTAAGTGGGCCGTGGAGATTTACAACACAAAGTCTGAGCTCATTTTCCCGTGTAGCAACGACATGTTGTCTCCGGTGGATTTTGTCCAAAAGTTGAGCAATGTGGCCTGTGTTCTTCAGTGCTCGGGTATTTGGATCGGCGGCAAGGGTTGGGGTCTGACTTGGAAGCTTATTCAGTGTGTGGTTAAGCCGCGCGAGGTGGTCAGCGTTTACGGCAAGTGTCATGTGGAACTTTCGGTGGAGGATATGGATAAGCTGGACGGACCGCCGGTTGCTTCCGCGGTTCAAGAGTCTGAGGAGCCGGACATGGTAGATGCCGTGGCAACCGAACCGGTTTCTACAGTTGTGGAAGATAGTGATAATGATGACGAACCTGCCGTAGAAGATGCTACCCCACCTCCTGTTCCAGAGCCAGTTGTAGCCGCAGCAAAGAAGGTTGTGAAGAAGGCTCCGGCAGTGGTCAAGAAGGACACCCCGGCAGTAGAGGTTGCCACAACTACCCCGGCCCCGGCCCCGGCCCCGGTAAAGAAGATGGTCAAGAAAGCAGTAGCTTAGAACATAACATATAACATATCACATATACAACAAAAACAATTTTGTGAGATAATTTGTATAAAATCCTTTTTTTATACAAATTTGTCAAACTAGTTCAATGTTCAACATTAAATTGGAACGGTCACTTACAGAGTAAAAATCTTTTGAATTTATGATGGGTATTCCTGCGCCTTTAAGAACGGCGGTTTGTTGAGGAACCACCCGCAAATCTTCCACTTTGAAACAAAATCGGTGTCCACCCAGGTCGATTTTTATTTCTTCTTTGGTAAGCAACTCACGCACATCGTATTGTAAATCAACCAGAATATTGTTATTCGCGTCAATCGACACGTTTCCGGGTAAAATAGGGAAACAACGTACATACAGATCGGTACCAGAAATATCGTACACCAATTCGTGGTGCCATAACGGTATAAAAATAGTACGGTCTTGATGCGTCAATTTAAAAACATTGTGATCAAATAAATCTTCCAAAATGGGGTGGAGTATGATACATTCGTCGTTTTTCATTTGTTCGTCCAATACTTTACGTATTTTTAATAGGAGAGCGTCGCTCAAATAAAGAACCTTTTGGTATGTGAAAAGTATGTCGTATATTTTCAATAACAGGGTTTTATCGATATTTTTAAGAAGATCGAGGGTTTTTTCTTCGCACATACGTGAAACCTTTTGTAAAATGTTTTGATATATTTTGAACTGAATATCACTGACATTTGACCCGAACCCGCCTTCTTCTACAATAGACCTTAAAAACATACCAAGCAAATCCCCGTAAGAATAGTTTTGTTCGTTTAAACACGGATCGCAATCAAATTCGGCGTGGTGAGATTTGTGATGATTGATTAAAAATTCGTAGGCATTTTGTATATCTTGAAACTTTTCCAGGGCCGTTTTCGACTTGTTTTTATCCGGATGATACAAAAGTGCCATCATTCGATATTTCTTTTTTATCGTATCTATATCTAGTTCGTCTTTTTCAATATCGAATTCTAAAATGTGCATCGCAGTTTTAAAATTCATGGTCATCCGTGTATTTATATAGCTGTACTATAATATAAAAAAACATACTCTCTAAATGGTATATCGGGCGATAATTATTGTTATAGTATTTTAAGAATGTATAAGACCTCTTGATAATTTTTCGCACAATTTCGTCGGAAAGATGGACGGTTTGGTGATTAATCAAATAAAAGAGAATGGACCATAAGATCTCCACTGCTTCCAGATTGTAGATTAAAATGTCGTAGATGATGTCTCGAAAACCGGTGAAATTTATCTTCTTATGGTTCAAGATTTGGTGGATAATATTATCACAAACGATGTTGAAAACGTCTTTGGGAATATTATCATTTTGGATTTTATGAAAGGAATACAGTTCTTTGATGTTGACTATTTCGTGACAGTCCACCGCATCAATAACGGAATAAATCGAAGACAAGGATGCGTGATCCGAACTGTTGTTCTCAATCATGGTTTTATATTCGTTTTTAGTAGGACGACGCATTTGTACAATTTGGCAGGCATTGATAATATTGTTGGGTAAAAAACTGATGTTCTCCGTAATTAAAATGAAAAAAATCGTGATATTACAGCCAAAGTGGTTGCCGACACCTTTAGAGTATTGTTGAATATAACTATAAAATACGTCCAATAGTTCTCCGTGGATCGTATGGAAATTCTTGCAGACAATGAACCCAATCTTTTCTGTTTTGATCGAAATAATATCAACAATCTGTAAAAATATTTCGTTCCACAATATTTTGAAATTACACCCCAGCAACGACATGTCAATCTCGTAATGAATATCGCTGATATGATAAGTATAATTTTGTTTTTCGGTCTGAGCCGTGAGCTTTTTGTCGTATTTCAACTGGGTAGAACTGTATTTTTTTAGGATTTGGAGTACCTGGGAATACTTACCCACCCCGGAAGGACCGTACAAAATTAAATTTCCCATGTTGATGGCTTTATCGGGCAAGTTCTCCATAAACTCGCCAAGTTCCGGATGTAATTCGTAATTTTTTTTTGAATCGATGTATTCTTCGTAATGGGATTCGTAATACTTCATGGCAACAGTAATAGTATAAACCTTCAAGTTTTATATTATTTGTCGGACATTTTGTATTAGATGTGTTTGTTGGCCCGGACGCGTTTACCCCCACCGTCGTTTTTCGGGGGATACAACAAATGATCAAAAATATCTATTTTCTGTGGTTTCAGGGCATGGATCTTGCACCGGTCGTGGTCAAACAGTGTTTAGCGTCTTGGAAATATTACAATCCCACCTGGAATATTATCATTATAGATCGACACAATTATCAAAACTTTGTAGATTCACAATGGAACACCATTCTTCATAAAATTTCGCGAGAGTGTCCTCTCTATCGGTTCTCAGATATCATACGTTTGATGTTACTCTCTCGGTACGGCGGATTATGGGTAGATGCCACGTGTTTTTGTAACATGTCTTTGGATAGTTGGTTACCAGAACTTCTAACAGAAACTGACGTTTTTTTGTTTGATAATCTGACCCCGATAAACAAAAAAATCTCCAACTGGTTTATTTATTCGGAAAAGGGGCATTACACGATTAAAATGTGGTTGTATCTGGCTTTGAAATGTTACGAAAAAGATGTCGAATTTGTGGGAGATTATTTATTATTTTATGAGTTGTTTGAGTACTTGTGCGAACGAGACCCCAAGTTTTCACAGATTTTTGATAACATTCCTCGAACTGGCCAAAACGATACTATGTTGTATTTTAATTTTGATAAACGTACCGATCTCTATGTCCAAAGTGATGGGTTTTTACGCCCCGTAACCGAAGAAATCCGCGAAATGATTACCCAAAAACGAAAATATCTGTTCAAATTATCTCATAAATGCGTTTGGCCCCAGAATATAGAGGGCACTATTGTCTCTTTTTTATTTTCCACGATTCGTCACGAAACACGCTAAGGGAATTTCACTTGTAATAGTTTATTACCTAGAAATACGAGATAACCCGCCAGGCCATATATCGCCGGAACGACGGCATATAATATAGATTGTACACTGGCATCCGCACGGTTTCCACCCAAATATATGAATAAATAGGAGAGTATCAAAAACATGAGTAAAATTTCAACAATCATGGCCACTTTGTAATTGAAAGTGTCGGTCGCATCAATGTTGGACAAAAATATGAACTTGGAATAGAGTCCGTTCTTGTTGGAACTGATATCATAATTGTATATAGTGACCATCATCATAATAAGTGATATTATTAGTAACATCATCGGAATTCCAATGACAATATAAAATGGTATTCCACCGGGGATACTGTTTCCCAGCGTGAAAAAACTCGTTACTCCAAGATAGGTTGCCAAAAAATATATGAATCCTGGCGAAATTGTTGCCGTACTTGTTATGTAGAGCGCTACCGCCACGATTAATATCACGCATACTATAAAAAGCGACATAGGAGAAAAGAGTAATTCTTTCACAATAGAACCGTTACGGTCGTTGATAAAGTCGGAGATCATTTTGAAATCAAACACCACCGTCTTGTTGTCTTGGATATCCATGATCAAATTAAATCCGGAAATAGTTACCAATATGAATATCATTACCATGACAAGGTTCTCGACATTGGGCTGAAAAAGGAATCCAAAAAAGATCAAATACAGAATAATGTAAAAAATGTATATGCCATATTTAAGATTATTCGTGATGGGAGTTGTCGCCATTTATATACTCTTGTGACATTTTTTAGAAATATACACCCTTGAACATTATAAACCGGACGCCCGAAGGGGGGCGGGACCTTTGGAACCTGTAAAAAATTACACACAAACTATACTATTTTTAGGGCTTTATGTGTTGACCGGATTGCGAGGTTTGGGCGCGGCACGTTGTCTAAATCCGTGAAAGGATTTCACCGTTGTGCGGCAATATGGGCAAAGAACCGGGTTGGAATAATTCGATTCCACAAACATGAGGAAACATTTTTTACCGAACCGGTGTGTACAACCGCACAAAATCATTTCTTCGTTGGTATGGTTCTCCAAACAAATACTACAGGCGTCTTCTGTGGGGGCTTTGAGTTCTGCGATTTTTAACACGCGTGCCGGTTTTTCTGTCTTCTTGATCCATTGAGTGATGCGTATCTCTCTGAGCATTGCTTCGTTCTGTAACCGTAATTCACGGTCTCTTTGTTCTTGTTCCAACCGCGCACGAATTCTCGGAAGAGCAGCCTCACAATTCGCCTTCAATTGGTCCAACAGAGCAATACATTCTTCCACCTCATTGATTGTCACAAATCTTCCTATGTAGTAGGAGAACCTGAAAACCCACCGCCGCAACATTCCCAGAATAAAAGAAGTCATTATGATGCTGATAGTATTCTCAGTCCAGATTAGAAAAAAAAATCAATTTTTTGATCTTTGCCGTGCGCATGCGTACTGAAATCGACAGAGGTATGAGAACCAAAAAAGGCCCCGGAGGGGGCTTTCTTGGGGGGAACTAAACCTACGTTTTTATATTTTCAAAGTCGTGTATATGTACATTTGTGTGGCTCACGGCGGCTTTCCGTTAGTACAGCCTCACCGCCCACACATTATCTATTTCTCTTTGTCGGTCGTCTTTTTGCTTTCTTACATCACACTGGTGACAGTGTTCATTGTACTGTGCGTTTGGGTCGGCACTCGTGTGTAGAATGGGCTTACCAAGCATCGTGTTGGAAGAAGGCTCCCAGAACTGCGGCGAACTTCTCCAGAACAAGTCGTGGACGACGTTGGGAGACACTGGGTTCTTGTTCAGGGAAACCACTATACGCCCACCGGCTTCTCCACGGTCTTCTGTCCAAGAAAGGGAGACAGTTCCGCCAAGCCGCATCAACTCTCCGAACATCCGTCCCGCGATGGTCTTGTAGTTGTTGTTGAAGCTGTAGAGAACCGCACTGTGTCGATTGTCATCGTACACCGGCAACTTTTCGTTTTCCTCCGGTGACATGTAGGGGTCGTAATCGCGTCGGCAGCGCTTCTTTTGGTAGGCCAGTTCGTTCAGGTTCATGTACCCGAACTCTGACAACCGCTTTGCCAACCACACCCGGGACTTGTCGTTCGGCATGCCGCGGACAAAGAGATCCATACATAATAACGCCATTGTTCGTGTTTTCAATCACAACTCACGCGAATCAGTTATGATTCATCAAATCATTTCGTATTTTAAAATCAATTTTTTGGTTTTTCGACGTAAAAGAAATCTTGGGTAGTTTGAAATCCGTTGAATTGAGAACCGGCCGAATAAGTATATGCGCCAAAATTGCTCACATATACCCAATCTCCAACGTTCATGTTCGGCATGAGTACATTGTCCAATAAAAGGTCCATGCTGTCACAAGTGTATCCGTAAACCCGACTGCAGTAGACATCGGGTTCTCTTTCAATCACGGGCCGAATGTTCGGAACACAGCAGTCGAAAATAGTACAGTTGAAGGAATGGTACACACTTTCGTTCAAAGTGTATATTATAAAAGGCAACCCTTCGTTGACCGACTCCTTTTTACCGATGATTTGGAGAACCAACGTATGGGTGGTTTCCACAAAATAGCGACCCGGTTCGGCAATGAACCGTATTTCGGGAACGTCGGAAAACAACTGAATGCCACGACGTATCGCCGCGGTTGCTTTGTCAAAATCGTTCAGTGTCGAGAACCCGCCGCCAATATCTACAATTTCAATGTTGTTCCCCATTACGGCCGCAATGTCGCAGGCCTTTTTCGTATCACAAAGCGCCCGATAATACGTGTCGGGTTCCATACACTTGCTTCCCACATGAAAACTGAATCCGACCACGTTCAATCCCAACGAATTCGCCGATTTCAACAAGGGTGCCACGTTCTCCAAAGTACATCCGAATTTTTTACTGAATTTGATGACGCTTTGACTGTCGTCCACCGCCAAACGGAGAACCAACCGAGCTTCCGGATAATGCGTGTAAATTTTGTAAAGTTCTTCTGTACAATCAAATGTCATAAGCGATACCTGGTTGTCTCGCGCATACTCTAGATGTTGAGGGGTTTTACATGGATTCGCAAATATAATACGGTCGGGGTCGTGCGTTATCTCCAAAATAGTTTGTATTTCTGTTTGTGACGCACAGTCGAAATTTACCCCCAAGTTATCGAGAACCTCTATAATACGCGGATTCGAATTACATTTTATCGCGTAATAAGGGGTTATATCGGGTAAGAGGGTAGTCCATTTACAGTATAATTCTTCTATTTCCCCTAAATCTACCATATAAAATGAGGATTTATCGGGGTTTTCTTGAATTATATCATACAACGGAATCATATGATATAATAACTACAAAAAATATATTTGGTCGGGAGGGTCCAGGTGTTTTTATTTGGGAAAATACGTTTTGTCGATCCAATCAACCAAGATTTCTTTTTCACAATTGGAGAACCCGTAACCAAACTTTCTGAGACTAAAAAACGATGGTTTGGGCATGTCGGGGGTTTTGTAGTATACATATGCACCAAATTTTCCTTTACGTACGCTCATGTGTTCATTGAGAACCCGTAACACATTGGGATTATTGGGTTTATCCGACGTTTGTTGTAAAATATGTGGTACATCTTCAATCGTGATGTCGTCGGTAGGTGTTGGGTACATTTGACACGCCTTTTTGTTACTACCCCATTCTAAATAATGACCGTATCTGCCGCTTTTCAAATAAATGTCCTGGTTCTCCCATTTACCCAAACATCGGGTTGGCGTATCCAACAATTCTTCCAATGTATATTCACCGCGTTCCAGCCGGTCAATGTCCAACTGAACGTGTTTTTTAACCGGCAAATAGGACGGTTCAGACCCCCCCGCTGCAGTTTTTTGGATACTGGGACCATATTTACTAAAAACCAATGTATATACATTTTCGTCTTCATCGTCTCCTGATACCAAAGCATACATTTTCTTGGAAACAGCCGACAGCGGCAGAATTGCTTTTTTAAGATCGTCGTTGCATTCTTTGCACGGATAAAACCATTTCTCGGAAGCGTCAGTTTCCATGGAAGAAATGCCGTCCAGTTTTTCTTCCAGACATTTGGTGTAATCGTATGAGAACGCTTCATCAAAGTATCGTATCAAAAACTCGATGATTATTTTACCCAACGGTTGAAGTACCAGTTTGTCTTTTTCGTTTCCTACCGTCCTTTCCCGAGAATGCCGGACGACTTTTCCCTCCACCAATTCGTATTCTTGACAAACCACCTTCTTGCCTTCAATGTTCATTTTCTTAACGTATCCCCGGTCTTGGATGGTTTCTATAAACATCGCAAATGTGGACGGTCGACCTATCCCAAAGTCTTCCAGCTGTTTGATCAATCCGGATTCAGAATAATGAGAATGTTTATGATGAAATACTGCGGTGGAATATATTTTTTGGTACTGTATCGGTTGGTTGCTTGTGATCAACGATTCAAAATACATTAGTAGTCCACTACCTACCGCTTGCGAATCTACCGCAGAATCCGACCCTCCTCCCCCCGCGCGTTTCCAACCCAAGAATGTGGGAACTTCCACCGTATATTTGTAGTTCAACTGGTCCGGTGCGGTCAATACGGCGTCTGTCAAGTTCATTTTGGCATCCGACATGCAGCTTTGAACCGTAGTTCTCCAAATCAGTTTATACAAGGCGGCAATTTTTCCCGAATATTCTTGGGCGTCGAGTTCGGTCGTAGTAAGATGGGTGACGCGGATGGCTTCGTGGGGGTTTTTCCCGTCTTGGTTCTCGATTTTCTTCAAATCTCCCACATGCGACGCGTCCCAGCGGTCTCGGATATACTGTTCCACATTCTTCAAAAATGGTGCCGAATATTTCCGGCTTTCGGTTCTCATATACGTAATGTGTCCGTTTTGGTACAATATTTGACAAAGATTCATGGTTTCTTTGGGGGAAATATGAAGTGTGCTGTTGGCGGTTTGTAACAGCGTAGATGTGTTGAAAGGTTTGGGTGCGGACTGTACCGAGTTTCGTGTGGTGCCCAAGGCAAGTTGGTGAGAAAAACCCCGCGATTTTTCCAAAAAGGGGAGAACCTGTTCTCCCGAATCCATTTCCGAAGCGAGAACAAACGGGATATTTCTGGATGTAAAAATGCCCGTAATTTTGTGTTTTTGTTCTCCTTCTCCCAACCGGAGACGTTCTTGGTCATTGTCATATATCAGACGCAGCGCAGGGGTTTGACAACGCCCCGCCGACAAGCTGTTGTTTTTATCGTTGTACATGTATTTCCAGAGAACGGGCGATACTTTGTATCCGATCAAAATATCGAGAACTTGCCGTGCCCACTGAGCACGTACCAAATTCATGTTGATGCGACCAGGCGAGGCGACTGCAGCCAAAAGTGCCGGTTGGGTTACTTCATGAAATACGATCCGCGGGGTTCTCAACACATCCAAATCAAAGATTTCACAAATGTGCCACGCGATGGCTTCACCTTCGCGATCGTCGTCCGTGGCCAAGAGGACATGGTCCGGAGGAAACCGTAAAATAATTTTTTTCATGGTATCAATGTGATCCCTTTTTTTTTCAATGATCGAGAACCTGGGCGTGAAATTATTCTTAGAATCCACGGTTTTTAATCCACCAAGTTCTCGAAGATGTCCGATAGAAGCAATACATTTGTATTCATCTCCCAAATACGATTCGATCTTGTTACATTTGGAAGGAGACTCTACAATGACCAACCATTTTTGAGAACTTTTAATATAGGTATCGGTAGACCCTGGAGGAGAACTTCCAGAGCTACCTTGTCGGTATTTCTTGTATTTAGGTGGCATTAAAGATAACTACCAAAATGTATTTATCTTTGTTAGCGAAAAAGTATTTTTTCGACGTGAGCTCGGTCGGTGGGTAACCACATCATGAAAGCATTGCTTTCTCCAGGTATGATACAGCAACTGTAAAAACGGAATGTGGCCCGAGTTTTGTCGTTCTCGGCCATTAAAATGTATTCGGACGCCAGTTCTCTGCGTTGTTCTTTGCCTAATTGGCAAGAATACCTTTTTTCCACAGAATGAATAATGTTACTGTTACTAGAAATATCCACGACGCTCCACGAAATGCCGTAAATACCCCCTTTGGATAAAATAGTCATTTTAGTTGAAATACGGTACCAATAAAATATACGATTATATTATAATTGGATGCCCAGACGATCAAAACACGAAGACACCCCCGCACGTAAACGATCGAAAAATGGGAATACACCACTGTATATCGACACCTACGCAGATACACTAAAAGATCGCGATGAACATGATTTATTTACAACTTTTGATGTAGAATCACACAAATTTAACGACGAAGATATCAAAGATATGGGAGTACCAAAATCGGCACTGGCCCTTTCTGTTAGAGACATGAGTTACGACAAACTGATGGAGATGGAAGCAGAAATGGAAAAAAGAAATAAAGAGAATACCCAAAATAAGAAGGGAAAAGGAGGCACAAAAAAGAAACGTAGATCCGCGAATCGTTCTGTCAAAAAAAGGAGGAAATCGAAAAAATAATTCAACGTTTGGATACCTTCAAACGTTTAATAAACACACGAATTCGGGACGGGATAAAACACCGCCAACCAAGCCCGTTCAAAATAGTGTCCGTATTCCGGATTCGGAGAACCCGAAACGTACTGAATCAGGTTTTCGTAATATTCCCGGGAATGTTGGCGGATATGTTCTCGAGAAACCGCAAAAATACCGCGATAACAGATGACATGGGTATGTAGATCACCGAATACGTGGTCGAACCACCGACCGAACGGCCGTAATTCGGCCAAGGTTATCTGATTTGCGTTACCAAGTTGACTTTGGTTCTCGGAATTGCTGCCGACATACTCTCCAATACACCAATCGTACGCGTGAGTTTTAACATCGCCCACCAATTCAGAAGATATAAAAACAGAATTTCGAGAACCTTCTAACCGGTCAAAAGTGCGCATCGTTTGCCATTTTTTGAGTGGATCCAAACAGGATCCAGGTAAAAAATAGGTAACATCCGCCAAATTATCGTAATTTTGTATAATATGGTACAAATAGGTATGTGATTCACGACCCACGTTCTCCAAATTAACCACACGTTTGGGGGTGTCCAACGCCGGGCCCTTGTTGTAGATAATTTGTCGGAATTTGGAGAACGGTTCAGAATCGAGATAGTCTAGGTTCTCGTTGTATCTGGCGATTACCAGTTCCATGTTGGACATTTATTTTTACATGCGATTCATTTTTATATTGTTGCCGCCCAGATTTTTAATTTGGGTAAAATGTAAAATAATTCTAAAAAGAACATAGAAAATAAAACGGTAATAAAATGTAAACCACTTAACTAAATAAGATAAAATTTTTATGAAATCGCACAAACCGTGGCGTATTTTTATTGATGATCGAAATTATGTATCGTGGAGGCTTTTCGATATAGACACGAAAGAGGAGGCGCCGTTTAATATCATGGATACGGCAACATTTCATCCGGTGGAAAAAAAATTGTTCAACAATGACGTTATTTCCGAAGACGGCGAATTGATATATTCGTACACGCGCGAATGCCCATCTTTCGCCGGGGTTCTTTTGTTAGAGAACAGTAAAACGTACGGTCGCACCGAAAACAAAAAACGGTTGTTGTACAAATGTGTACCCGACGACAAGCGTCTTCCCGCATTTTTGGTGCCATACGACATGAAACTGGGATTTTCCAAGAATATCAAAGACAAGTATGTAGTGTTCAAGTTCGAATCCTGGACCGAAACACATCCCCACGGCGTGTTATTGGAAGTGATTGGCGACATTGATAATTTGGAAGCGTTTTATGAGTATAAATTGTACTGTAGGAATTTGAATGTTTCCAACAAAGATTTCAACAAGAAAACCCACAAGCTGTTTCAGCCCCAGAAAACGGAAGAATATGTTCAAAAAATATTACAGAACCCGGCATTTACGATCGAAGACCGTACCGCCGAATATGTATTTACCATTGATCCGAAAAACAGTACGGATTTTGACGACGGATTCAGTATCAAAACCACGCCACATGGGACAACCCTGATAAGTGTGTACATTGCCAACGTATTTTTCTGGATGGAATCGTTTGATTTGTGGTCATCGTTTACGAAACGCGTATCCACGATTTATTTGCCGGACCGTCGCAGACCCATGTTGCCGACGATTCTTTCGGACAATTTATGTAGTCTGATGGAGAACCAGCCAAGGTTCGCGTTTTGTATGGATTTAGAATATACGGACCCAAACTGTCCGCCGAAAACCACATTTTCAAATGTACTCATACGCGTAAAACGTAATTTTATTTACGAAGAATCCGCCATGTTGAAAAATCGATATTATCAAGATTTGTTGAAAAAGACACAAGAATTACAACCAAAGACGGAGAATAGTCACGACGTGGTGGCGTATTGGATGGTCTACATGAATACCCGATGTGGGGATCACATGTTTGAGAACAAAATTGGGATTTATCGGTCGGTATTTTCGAAGTCGATTGCCAGTATTGCGTCCGGGGGAGTCACGATGAGTTCGATGATTGATTCGGACCCCACAATGGATGCCGAAACCAAACGGTTCTTATATAATTGGAACAGTATTTCTGGACAATACATGGTGTTTTCAGAAGACGTCAATGTAGGACACGAATTGATGAATTTGCCGTCGTATGTACACATCACGAGTCCGATTCGTCGCTTGGTAGATTTACTGAACCAAATTTTGTTTTTTTCGCATTTCACGTTTGTAAAGGCCCTTTCGACGAGCGCCCAAGAATTTTTGAAAGGCTGGCTTCACGAAATCGAATTTATCAATGAACGTATGAAATCCACGATGAAAGTGGAAAGGGAGTGCGAAATTATCCGCAAATGTTTGACAAGTCCCGAGATTTTGGAAAAAATCCACGAAGCGTATATTATTGATATTCGAGAACTCGCCCAAGAACCGCCCCAATATAAATACCTCATATATTTGGAAAAGGACCGTATGATACTCAGTATGAAGAGCGAACAAAAAAAGGATATATACAAGAAATACCGAGTAAAAATGTACAAGATAGAGTCCTACGGGGTAGCATCCAAGATCAAGGTGGGGTTTTATTCAGAAGAAAGCGTTGTAGAATAGATGTTAGATGTCGTCAATATCAATTTCGTCTTCTTCGACAATGATGGAAGAAGGAGGGGCTTTTTGCGGAGCAACTCTGGGATCTTCCGCAGTTTCGTTGGAAAATTCAAACAAATCCGAGGCAGAATTCGAGTCGGCGGAACCGCCGATCCCCGGATCATGATAACTGTTCAATACCGAAATAAGATCGCAATTTTTATAGGGAGATTCCCATTCACGTAGTCCAACTACCACGTGACAGTTGACAGAAATCAAATTATGTTTTTTGGATTTACCACTGAACTTACCGCGAATGTGACACATTAAACTGAGTACCGGATTATCATGTGTTTGAATTTGGCACATACCGTTTCCGTACAGCTTAGTAACGGTGGCCATCTTTTCGAGAGGATCACTTGGCAAGTATTGTACATTTGACACCGGCTGCGACGCTTTGCGCGCCATAGATTTAGTTTTGGAACCACCCGTTGTATTCTTTACCATGATTTCGACGTACGAGGTTTTACTGTTTCTTTCAATGATACTGAATCGAATCAATTTTTTATTCCGGGTCCGAATGTGTCAGAAATTACTTTTCTTGATAATCCTTGCCTTCGTCGCCACATAGACGTTCGTCTTGACGAACTTCCGTACAGTACTTGAAATAGGTATAGGGGTCTTTTGCGTCTCCCGTAACAAGATAGATATTTCTCAGATTGTCGGAGATGAAAGGGTAGCGAGAACATCTTCCGTAGCAGTCACCGTTAATATAATCTTTGACGAAAAACTTACAATTTTTACAGAATTTGTCTTCTTGTACCGGACCTGGGATCCAAGGAAACGAATGGATTGGGGGCGACACGATATTCATGAAATTGTTATTGAGCGTTCCCTCAATCAAAGCTACAGATGAATATGCTGACCGAATGGGTCGAGTAAAATACATTTTGGCCTTAGTATTGAGTACAGGAAATGATAAACAGAGAGAAACCGCAAAATTGGTAATTCGATACATGGATGAAAGCAACGAGACGAATGGTTTGATTGATGTATAATTGACTGAATTATAAATCAATTTTTTTGAATAGAATTTGAGGACGAGATCGATGTATGGTATCCGAAGCGGGTTTCTTGTTCCGGACAAACACTGGAGAGAATAATATCGGCGTATTTTTGAGAAACGATGATGTCCTTTATTTTGAAATCGTTGTTGTAACTGCCCTTGTATTTGATGATGGGAGAAAAATTATCTCTACGTGGTTTCAATTCAAAGATAAAACCGATGTTTCTCAAGGCGTCTTCGTAATGGTCCCGTAAATATTCGTAGGGGAGAATGAGGTAATTTTTTGCGAATTTGGGGACTTCTTCTAAGAAATATTTTTGTTTGTGATACCGTAAATCGAAGATGTTTTTATAGCGATTTTTGGTGATGTAGTTGCGATCTTCCATGATTTCACCGTAGATGTTGGGCCCTTCTTCAAAAATACTGTAGAATTCGTTGGTAATGAAAGCCTTGATGGAAATTTTGTTCATAGGCGGAATATGGTGCAACCGTTTCATGAAACTGTCGATCCAATCGACGGAATGGCGCACTATACATATCAACAAGGTATCATCCGAGATATTGAGAGGAGTCGTCCCAAAAAAATGGGAATCGCCGGGCTGAAATGTGATATCAAAGTTATGTTTCATGGCATATTGTACGAAATGACTGCCACTACAACGTTCTCCTAAGATTTTAAAGTTTTTGATAGGGACATCTGTACTACGAGAGGAAATAGTAGAAATGTCGAATCCTTCTTTTTGAAATTGATGAACAGGAACAGTAGAGAAACTGGACATATATAATAGAACTATTTACGAATATTATATGATTAATTTATAGTAAATACTTTTAAATGAAAAAAAAACAAATTAATAAATTTAAAAGGCACAAATGGTAACAAATAGCTAGCACTACCTTAACAAGGAGGTGTTTTACAAATATACTTATGTATCTAAGCAAGGGTCGAAACACACTGATTCTTGGGATCGAACTTGGCAATCAACTCGTAGCTTTGGGTATCGTACAAGTTGTTGTCACAATCCATGAGGTAGTCCTTTCCTTTGAAGTGGAAAGGTTCCACCTCGAGTTCTTCTTCTTCCTCGTCGTCGTCCTCGTCCTCGTCCTCGTCGTTGTCCTCTTCGTCCTTGTCGCCCTCGTCCTTGTCCTCGTCCGGAACCTTGGTCGTGTGGTCTTCTTGTCCGGCTTGCGAAACCATGGATTCTTCTTTCAACTCGGGAGAAGTCACCAACTGCTTAACTGCGCCCCGAGGGACCGGGGGCATTTCCGGTTCATTCACCGGAGAGAGATCAACATCTACCGTGGGCGCGGCGTTTGCCTTGCGTCTGGGCTTGGGAGCCGGTTTAGCGGCAACGGCCACTACCGTGTCTTCCTTGGGTTCTTGAACCGGGTCCTTGTTCTCGGCATCGGGTTTCTTTCTGGGAGCGCGAGGCTTGCGCGCTGCCTTGGGCTTGGCGGCGGGTTCACCGTCAAGGGAGGGGGCGTCCGGGGGAACCGTAGGTTCCCTGGAAACAGTTTTAATAAGAATTTTGAGTGATTTGAGGTAGGGTTTGAAGTCGTCGAGGAAGCGTTGTGCGAAGGCGGAGAGGCGTGGGACGTCGTTGTCGAGTAGGAGTAGGTGTTGTTGTGCGAGGC